TTATATACATTGAGAATATATCTTTTCTTAGCAGTCCAGATACCTTTATTAGCAATCACTTCTTTATCCATCACCATCTTTTGTCTGTAAGCGTGTGTATAATCAGCCAACTCTTGATACTTTTGATCAATATAAGGTTTAAGTTTCTGATCACAAAACTTGTCTAAAATATTTACAGTCTTTTTAATATCATCGCCGAGGCCCATTTTCTTCACAACATCACCCATACGAATATAGATTGAGTCTGTATCTGAAGCAACAACATAATCTACCTTTTCAGTTTTCAATAACTTATTAAGGTATTCATTGACTCGTCTTTGTATAAATCTAATTGAGTATTGACCTGCAAGTGTGATACCCTCTGCCTGTCTTACATCATAGTACCGACAATACTTATTGCCGATAGCACCGTAGGCACTATTCAATGCAATCTTTCTTGCCATTTGTATATTATTATACTTAGAAATATTGTTTTGAATTTGTTTATTGCCTTTATCTTTTTGTTGTTTCTTTTGCTCAACGATCATTAACTTTTTATATTTACTTCTATCTGTATAATACTTCTCCATCAACTCGCCTAAGAAACCAGGTTTATCAGTTCTAAATATCGCACCGTTAGGTGTCATGGTTCTTTTCTCAAAATTAGAAAAATCAACCTCACGATCAAGCATTCTATCTACACTTGCGAGTTCAGGTTGAAAACCAATTATAGTTTCAGGTGATATATTATACTGCATAATTAAGTGTGGATACAAACTGTTCAAATCATAACTTACAATCCAATCGTGAAAACCTACAATAGGATCTTTTACATATGCACCTTCATAACCACGAGCACCTTCGTGTTCTTCTTTTTGTGGTATAACTATACCTTTATCTTTTAAGAAGTTAAATATAATTGCATCCCACATTGTAACCTGTTGGAATACTTCTTGAAAGTTTACCTTTGCTTCATAGGCCATAGTTAAATGTAATTCAATTAGTTTCATCTTATCTTCTAATCTGTCAACTAATTCTACATCTTGAATATTATAATCTACGAATGATTGATAGTCCTTGGTGTACCATTCTTTAAAAGTATCGTAAGGGTTATCATCTTTATACTCACCGAGTTCTACACCAGCAATAAAGTTAAGACGATAACTCTCTTGTTTTGAATAAGTATATTTCTTATACAAATCTAGATAGTCTAAAGTTGATACGCCAAGAATGTCATAATGTTGAACCTCACCACCGAATTGTTTGTTTTGAGATTTTGATTCTACAATACCCCAAGGACTTAATTTAGCAGATTGATCTTCACCCATTAAATAGTTGATACGATTTATTAGATAAGTCATATCAAAAAATTTACAATTCCAACCTGTAATAATATCAGGATCATATTCTTGCCAGAATTTAATAAATGCTTCTAGCAATTCTTGCTCAGTTGTAAAGTTTAGATATGTTACCTTTTCATTGTCGTTTTTGTATTCACCTATACCGAATACAATAATATCTTTTGTTGAGTGTGATTTTACGGTGACACATAACAAAGGTTCAATCGCAGTTTTAGGATCAGGAAAACCATTTTCACAGGCAGTTTCAATATCAATCGTAATCGTATTGAGTTTAGATATATCCCATTCTATATTACCTTTGAATTCATCTGATATAAAAGCGTGTTGATGTCTAGTATTGCCAAAGAATTCAAACCCGGTTACACCATCATATTGTTTTAGCCATTCTCTTTGCTCGTAAGTGCTATCAAAATTTATTCTCTCACACGGTCTGCCGTCAAGAGTTTTATACTTAGTTTCTTTTTTTACTGGGATAAATAGAGATGGTTTATAATTAATTCTTTTTTGAATTCTTTTACCGTTAACAATGGCACGAACCAAAAGACGACCACGATGTGGTATAACGGATGTGTAGAACTTCATAGTTTTATTATAACAAATTTAAATTGGTTAGTCAAGCTCTTTGTTGGGTAAATGTGTAAAAACTTTTAACAAACTAAGACCATTAGACTCATCTAATCTTTCACCAGGTATTGGTTTATTAATATCTAACCATAATGGCATACCCAACTTAGAATGATTTTGGCAACTTCGCCATAATACTCTTTTACTTGGATTTAAAGTATTAGCATTATTTCTAGCGTGTATTGTAAGCAACTGATCAAAGATTATAATATCGCCGTCTTCCCATTCGTGATCATATCTATACTTATTATTGTCAATATAATTATCGAATAACTCCATAGAAAATTGTGAGTCATCAATCATATCCTCAACCACAGCCATCGAACTAAATGTATGTTTACCCCACTTAGTTTCGATAGGGCATTCAAATACAAATGGTATATCAATACCTTTATTAGCAGGTACGGCTGCACCTAATTCTTTTGCTTTTATAATTCGTCTTGTATTATTACTAGGTGTGCTTTCACTATATAATTTTTTTATATGATTTACAGCACTATACTTAGATTCAGTAATTTGTCCTGCGTCTAGTAAAACTAATTCTCTCGCTACATCTTGAGGATCATCATAAGAGAATTGTAGCATTCTTCCTATTCTTGCTCTTAATGATTTAGATTTAATTTTTTGTTGCTCAGTAAAATCTGAATATGCTCTATTTACATTTGATACAGGTGTTATACTTCCTGCTGTATGTTGAACACCGTACAATGATACTATATTACCATACTGGTGAGTAAAATGATTTGTTAAGTTAGTATGAAAAACTAAATCTTTTATGCCAAATAATCCTCTAGGTTTACCACTAACTTCTTGAACCCATGGGAATTCAGAATTAAACCAACCCATAGGGTTTAGATAATCTATATCATTCTCATTATGATACTGTAAACCTGTACCATACTTAATACCATCTTGCTCAAATTTAGTATCTGAATTTTTATTTAAGTACGATCTTTTTGCTTTTTCTATTACTTCTTTTGAGTTATTTGATTTTATATCATCGCCGTAGATCCAACTCTCCCAATCAATAATATTATCTCTAACTAATTTGTATTGATTGTTACCGAAGGCACTTGAAAGTCGTGAGAAATCTTTTAACTCTAGGTCTTGTTTTTTTAAAACAATGCACCCATAGTGTAGTAAAAGATGACCTAAATCTTTTAATTGATTGTCGTCTAACTCTTTTACTTTAAGATCAACAAAGGCTGCGTTGCCGTTTGCTAATTCTTCGATCACTATTCAGTAATTAAACCTTTAGGAGTTTGAATTAAACCACTACCAAAGTTTTTGTTATAATGATTCAATAGATCAAGACCAGGTTCTTCCATTAAAAGAACATCATCTTTCATTATATTAATCTCTCTTGAATCTGTAAATGGGAACCAAGGGGCAAATTGTAGAGTTCCTTGACCACTCTCACCTGCACCAACAAAACCTAATGCCATAGGTTTCTCCATAGTATATTTGTCTTTCAACTCACTTACTTTAGCAATTATAAAATCGCCTACTTTTAATCGTAGGACTTTCACTTCACTTGTTTTAGCCATTATGCTTTCCTTATATCAACATCAAATGGTGTGGTCAATAAGTATTTTCTAGCAGGATTAACCATAACATTTAATCGTTTCATAAATTTCCTATCTAGTAAGATAGGTGTCCGATCTTCTCTATCATCTATTGTAAATAGAGTATCAGTATAGATGGTGCCTGCAAATTCAACATCTAATTTTATTAGTGGTCGATCTTCGTCATAATCTCTAAGACCTCCCACTTTAATATTGTCCATTCTAATTAAGTCAGCGGTATATTTTTTACCTAATAATTTCCAACTAACTTTTTTGCCTTGAATATTTACATCTTCTCCATGAATAACATTTTGTCCACTATTACCTGTATCAAACTTAGCAACAAAATCTACCCCATTAATTCTTATAGTTTCTTTGAACCCACATTCTGCAGGAACATAAACCCAATTATCTCTATCTTCAAAATATTCTATAATCTCTTTTGATATATTTCTGTTTGTTGCATCCTCAACACCTTCAGTACCAGCAGATGAATTTACTTCAATAAAAAACGGTTCGTCTTTTTCTCTATTCTTAGCAGGTATAAAATCAACACCAGTCCATAACCCGCCAACTGCTTTTGCAGCCTCAATACATTTTTCTATTTCTAAATCTGTAAGTTTTAGTTCCTTTGCTTTTGCACCTTGAGATATATTACTTCTAAAGTCACCTTCTAAAACATCTCGTCTCATAGCCGCAATCACTTTACCACCTAGAACATGGACTCTGGCGTCATATTCTGTTTCTATATATTCTTGTAATAGTAAATCTGAATCTTCATCTTGTTTATATAACACTTGTACTAGACTTGTTAAAGACTTTTCAGACTCAACAAACAATACACCTACACCTTTAGATCCCCTAAGTGTTTTAAGTATGATAGGAAAATCTGTATCTAGTTGCTCAAATGCCTCTTGTATATTATCAGGATCAGATACTAGAACCGTTTTAGGTTGTCTTAAACCTACATCGGCAAGTCTTAATGAAGTTCTGTACTTATCAGCACAGGTACTTATTGTTTGTCTTGAATTAACACACACAATACCTGCCTTTTCTAATTGTGATATTAAGT